GTACCGGCGAACGGTAAAAGTATCACTCCCGATGATGTACGTCCGATGCTTGAGCAGATGGTGAAGGAGGCGGTAAGCCATATTCCTGTTCCGCGCGACGGTCGTGACTACGATCCGGATGTTCTGCAGAAGGCGGTTCTGGATGCGGTGAGTGCCCTGCCGGCTCCGCAGGACGGGCGTGATGCCACGGCACTGGAAATACTCCCCGCCATTGACGATCAAAAATCCTTTCCCCGGGGCACGTATGCCACACACCAGGGCGGACTCTGGCGGGCGTATGAAAAAACGCACGGGATGCGGGGATGGGAATGCCTGGTTGACGGGGTGGCGGATATTGACGTCAGCATGACGGGTGAACGGTTGTTCTCTGTGGTGGTCCGGCAGAGCAGTGGCCAGCGTACGGAAAAAACATTTTCCCTGCCGGTGATGCTCTACCGCGGTGTGTTCAGAGCCGGTGAAACCTACCACCCCGGCGATACGGTGACGTGGGGGGGCTCGCTGTGGCACTGCAACAGTATGACCGAAGATAAACCCGGAGAAGCTCATTCATCAGCCTGGACCCTGGCTGCAAAACGTGGGCGGGATGCAGGAGGCGGAAAATGACGGCATTACTGACACTGGAGGAGATCAAGGCACATCTGCGTGTTGACCATGACGCGGATGATGAGATGCTGATGGACAAGGTTCGTCAGGCTACCGCCGTGCTGCTGGCCTACATTCAGGGCAGCCGGGATAAAGTGATTCGTGAGGACGGTGAACTGATCCCGGGTGAGGCATTAACCCGGATGAAGGGGGCTGCCATGCGACTGACCGGGATGCTGTACCGGAATCCGGATCTTGCGGAGCGGGAAGACCTCGTGCAGGGGGAGCTGCCGTTTTCTGTTTCCGTGCTGATTTACGATTTGCGTTGTCCGACGGTGTTATGAGGAGGGGGGATGGCAATATCTGCAGGTCGTCTGACACAGATGATAAGTGTTCTGAACCCGGTGTTAACCCGTAATGCTGCCGGAGAAATGACGGAAGAATGGGTGTCATGCGGGAAAATTCATGCGGATATCCGGGGCAGGAGCAGCCGGGAGCGGATGCAGTCCGGTGCGGAAATGGCGCAGGCGGAAATCCGCATCTGGGTGCGCGGTCAGTCTGGTCGTGAAATCACGGCGGCGTCACGACTTCATGTGCTGAGTGGTCCCTGGCGTGACTGTATCCTGAATGTTGTCGGGGTGCCCGTGCCGGATGCGACCGGCGGGCGCCTGGAAATTCTTTGTCGGCTGGGAGGGGAAAAATGATCGAAACCCTGCTGGATTTTTCGGGGCTGGAGGACATCAGCCGCGATTTGCAGCTTCTGAGTGGTGCGGAAAATAACCGGGTGCTGCGTGAGGCAACCCGTGCGGGTGCGAATGTGCTGAAAGAAGAAGTGGTGTCACGGGCACCGGTACGCAGGGGAAAACTGCGCCGCAATGTGGTGGTCCTTTCCCGGCGTTCCCGCGATGGCGGGATGGAATCCGGTGTGCATATCCGTGGTGTTAATCCGGACACCGGCAACAGTGATAACACCATGAAGGCGGATAATCCCCGCAATGCCTTCTACTGGCGGTTTGTGGAAATGGGGACCGTGAATATGCCACCGCACCCGTTTGTGCGCCCGGCGTTTGATGTGCGCAGTGAACAGGCAGCTCAGGTGGCGATTGCGCGGATGAACCGGGCCATTGATGAGGTACTGAGACGATGACGGAGGCGGATTTGTATCCTCATCTGGCGCATCTTGCCGGCGGGCAGGTGTACCCGTATGTGGTCCCCCTGCTGGATGGCAGGCCGTCGGTGGCGCTTCCGTGGGTGGTTTTCAGCCTGATTTCATCGGTGTCTGCGGACGTGATGGGCGGGCAGGCGGAGTCCTCAGTGTCGGTGCAGATAGACGTTTATGCCGGGACTGTGACGCAGGCGCGTCAGATACGTCAGGACGCCCGTGAAGCCATAATGCTGCTGGCCCCGGGGTCCGTCAGTGAAATGCAGGACTATATTCCGGAAAACCGCTGTTACCGTGCAACCCTGGAGTTTCAGGTCACGGTGTGACTTTTTCTTTTTTTCTACAAAACCCATACCCCGCCGCGTGCGGGTTTTTTATTATCAGGAGGCAGAATGTCTGCTTTGTATGAACGCTCACAGCTGACGCAGGTGATGATTTCATCTGCCCCGGCGACTGCTGAAACTATGGATAAGGCGGAATATCTGCGCCTGGACTGCACCATCAAGGAAGTCCAGTTCACCGCCGGTCAGAAACAGGATATTGATGTGACCACGCTCTGCTCCACAGAGCAGGAGAACATCAACGGTCTGGGGGCGTCGTCCGAGATTTCCATGTCGGGTAATTTTTATCTGAATCAGGCCCAGAACGCCCTGCGTGATGCCTATGACAATGACACGGTGTATGCGTTTAAGGTGCAGTTTCCGTCCGGTAAGGGCTTTAAGTTCCTGGCGGAAGTGCGTCAGCACACCTGGTCATCCGGTACCAACGGCGTGGTGGCTGCAACGTTTTCACTGCGTCTGAAGGGTAAACCGGTGTCCTATGTGGTACCGCTGGCGTTTGTGAAAAATCCGGAGAAGACACTTACCGTGAATACCGGTGCGCTGCTGACAATGTCAGTCAGTGTCAACGGGGGAACGCCGCCTTATAAACACGCCTGGAAGAAGGATGGTCAGCCGGTAGAGGGACAGACTACTGACACTTTCAGTAAAGCCAATACGCAGTCAGGTGATAAGGGGGCTTATACCTGCGAGGTAACGGATTCTGCAGAACAGCCGCAGAGCATTACCTCTGATGCGTGTACAGTAACGGTTAATGGTGCGGGCGGATAAGGCTTATGGCAAAAGATCTGAAAACACTGGCGCTGGCCAGACTGTCGGGGTTCCGTCATAAAACGGTGAAGGTGCCGGAATGGAGAAATGTCAGCGTGGTGCTGCGGGAGCCTTCGGCAGAGGCCTGGTATCTGTGGCAGGAAGTGCTCAATGGTGATGGAGAGGATGACGATACCCTGTCGGTGGTGGCGAAAACCCGCCGTAACCTGGAAGCGGATGTGACGCTGTTCTGCGATGTCCTGTGTGATACGGATCTGCAGCGGGTGTTCACTCCGGACGACCGTGAGCAGGTGCTGGCCGTCTATGGTCCGGTACATGCCCGGTTGCTGCGTCAGGCACTGGAACTGATCGCTGATGCAGAGTCGGCCAGAAAAAAGTAGCCCGCCCGGAAATTCGCTTTCTGATGCGACTTGGGCTCCGTCTGGGGCGCACCTTATCCGAACTGCGGCACAGCCTGAGTGCGAGCGAGGCGATGATGTGGATGGAGTTCGACAGGGTATCCCCGCTGGGTGATGAGCGCGGGGATATCCGTAATGCACAGATCGTGAAAGCGGTTTTTGGGGCACAGGGGATGAATGTTGCACTGAAGGACGCCATGCTCTGCTGGGGCGAGGATGAGGATAAGCCGGAGGTGGATCCGTTTGCGGCGCTGGAAGACGCGCTGAGCTTTGCAGCACAGTCATGAATGATGAGAACCGCTGAGGCGGTTTTTTTACGCCCGGAGAAAGGTGAATGGCGACGTTACGTGAACTGATTATCAAAATTTCGGCAAATTCGCAGTCATTCCAGTCGGAGATCCAGCGGGCTTCCCGCATGGGCAGTGAATATTACCGGACCCTGCAGAATGGCGGGCGTCAGGCTGCCGCAGTCGCCCGGGAGCAGCGACGCGCCCTGGCTGAGCTGAACAGCCAGTTGACGGAAATCCGCGCTTCAGCTGCCGGAACGGCGGGGGCATTTGCAGGTGCCTTTGCCACCGGACACCTGATTTCTCTGGCCGATGAATGGAGTTCCGTGAATGCCCGACTGAAACAGGCGTCGCAGTCATCCGATGAATTTTCGTCATCACAGAAAGTGCTGATGGATATCAGCCAGCGGACGGGCACGGCATTTTCAGATAATGCGGCCCTGTTTGCCCGCTCGGCAGCCTCAATGCGTGAATATGGCTACAGTGCTGATGATGTGCTGAAGGTGACGGAGGCCATTTCCACGGGGCTGAAAATCTCCGGTGCCAGTACGGCAGAGGCGGGCTCGGTGATCACCCAGTTCAGCCAGGCGCTGGCACAGGGTGTGTTACGCGGTGAGGAATTTAATTCGGTCAATGAAAGCGGAGACCGGATCGTACGTGCACTGGCTGCGGGTATGGGCGTGGCCCGTAAAGACCTTAAGGCGATGGCGGACGACGGCAAACTGGCGGCGGATAAAGTCGTTCCTGCGTTAATCAGCCAGCTGGGGGTATTGCGTGATGAATATGCCGCCATGCCGGAAACGGTTTCCGGTAGTATCACAAAGGTGGAAAACGCCTTTATGGCCTGGGTGGGTGGCGCGAATGAAGCCAGCGGAGCGACGAAAACGCTCTCCGGCGTGCTGAACGGTGTTGCCGGACATATTGATAATGTGGCAACAGCCGCGGGGGCGCTGGTTGCCGTCGGGGTTGCCCGGTACTTTGGCAATATGGCCTCCGGAGCGGTGTCTGCCACGGCAGGACTTGTGACGGCAGCACGTAATGAAGTGGCACTGGCGGAAGCACAGCTCAGGGGGACGCAGATTGCCACGGCGCGGGCAAGGGCAGCCGTGTACCGTGCACAGCAGGCTGTGGCGGCAGCCCGCGGGACGGAGATGCAGATTGCTGCAGAAGCCCGTCTGGCGGCCACACAGGAACGCCTGAACAGAAATATTGCTGCCAGAACCGCAGCCCAGAATGCGCTGAACAGTACAACGGCGGTGGGCTCACGTCTGATGACTGGTGCGTTGGGACTGGTTGGTGGCGTACCCGGACTGGTGATGCTGGGGGCAGCAGCATGGTATACGCTGTACCAGAATCAGGAGCAGGCCAGGGAGTCAGCGCGCCAGTATGCACTGACGATAGATGAAATCGCGCATAAAACGCCGTCAATGTCTTTGCCTGAAGCCTCAGATAATGAAGGACGAACACGGGCGGCGCTGGCAGAGCAGAACCGGCTGATTGATGAACAGGCCAGCCGGGTGAAATCCCTGCAGGAAAAAATCGCTGGATATCAGTATGTTCTGGCTAACCCTGGCTGGAAAACCGGTGACGGATTCATGATAAACCATCTGACATCGGTGAAGACCGTAACGGAAGGGCTTTCTCAGGCAACAGAGCAGCTTGCCGTTGAGCAGTCCCGTCTGGCACAGATGCAGGAAAAAGCGCAGTCCATTCAGGATGTGCTTGCCGGGCTGGAAGACCGTCGTGTGGCGTTAATTCGTCAGCAGGCGGCAGAGCAGAATAAGGTGTACCAGTCCATGCTGGTTATGAACGGTCAGCATACGGAATTCAACCGTCTGCTGGGGCTGGGGAATGAACTGCTTCAGCAGCGGCAGGGACTGGTGAATGTACCGTTACGGCTGCCGCAGGCCACCCTGGATGATAAACAGCAGAGCGCCCTGACAAAAACAGAACGTGAGCTGGCCCTGTCCCGACTGAAGGGGGAGGAAAAAGAGCGTGCCCGGCTGGGGTATGCGGCGGATGACCTCGGTTTTGTGGGGGATTCGTATCAGGAGGCGAGACAGCGTTATATCAGTAATGCTCTGGAAGCCTGGCGTAATAACGAGGCGAACAAACCTAAATCCCGGGGTGGAAAATCAGAGACGGAAAAAGCGGAAGACAGTTTCTCCCGGCTACTGAAGCAGCAGAAAGAGCAACTGGCACTGGCGGGTCAGAATACAGAGCTGGCGAAGCTGAAGTACCAGACTGCGCAGGGCGAACTGAAAACCCTGACGGAGATGCAGAAGCAGGAACTGCTGCGTAACGCGGCCCTGATTGACCAGCAAAAAATCCGGGAACAGTTGCGATCCCGGGAAGAGACCCTGAAGAATGATAATGTGGCTGCGCGTGCATCAAATGACGCTGAACTGCTGGGGTACGGGCAGGGAGAACGAGCCAGGGAACGCATGCGGGAGTTGCAGCAGATCCGCGACAGCTTCCGCCAGAAGGATGCGGACCTTCAGTCTCAGTATCAGACCGGGGATATCAGTGAGGATTTTTACAGACAGGCACGGGCACAGAACGCGCAGTATCTGAGCGAACGCCTTAAGGACCAGGCAGCCTTTTATGCCGAATCGGATGCGCAGCGTGCGGACTGGCAGAAAGGCTTGCAGGAGGGGCTCAGTAACTGGGTGGACAATGCATCCGATTACGCCTCTCAGGCAGCACAGCTGGCAACGGAGGGGATTTCAGGACTGGTGAATAACATCACGGAGATGCTGAACGGGAATAAAGTGGAATGGCGCAACTGGGCCTCATCAGTGCTGCAGGAAATATCAAAAGTTCTTATGAATGCCGCGATTGTCAACGGGATCAAGACGGCGGCAAACAGTATGTCCGGTGCAGGAGGATTTATTGGCAGTATTGGTGACTGGCTGGGCGGTGCGGTGGCCAATGCAAAAGGCGGCGTGTATACCTCGGCAAACCTGAGCGCGTACAGCAACAGTATTGTGGATACGCCCACGTACTTTGCCTTTGCAAAAGGGGCCGGGCTGATGGGGGAAGCCGGACCTGAAGCCATTATGCCCCTGACCCGGGCGGCGGATGGCTCGCTGGGTGTACGCGCGGTGGGCAGTATGAACGGGAGTGCGGGTCTGGTGTATTCCCCGGTCTACCACATCGCCATTCAGAATGACGGGGCCAACGGTCAGATAGGGCCGGAGGCGGCAGGCAGCGTTGTTCAGCTGATTGACCAGCGGGTGCAGGCGGTGATGCTGTCCATGCGACGTGACGGAGGAATACTGAGTGGCTGAGATAAAAACGCTGCATCTGGTCCCGCGTGAAGGGATGCAGGTGAGTGAGAAGCCGTCGGTGGTGAGGGTGCGGTTTGGTGACGGTTATGAACAGCGCCGACCGACGGGACTGAATGCCCGACTGAAGACATTTCAGGCAGTGTTCCGGGTGACGGATGAGGCGACCCGGCGCTGGCTGGATGAATTTTTATCGTGGCATGGTGGTTACCGTGCCTTTTTGTGGAAACCCCCGAAACATAACCGGACGGTCAGGGTGGTGTGCCGGGAGTGGAGTATTACGGATAACGCCAGGTACAGCGATTTCAGTTGTATGATGGAACAGGTAATAAGATAAGTTTTTGAGAAAAAACCTAAAAGCATCGTTTATTAATTTGCTTGCTTGTTATTTTTGTTTTGTCTTGACATAAAGTGCTATCAAAGTTGTTTTTTTACATTTTGAAACAAAATAAAAATTGAACCCGTAATTTAATTTACAATATTTTGAGTTTTGTTCATGACATCTCTATGCATGAATAGTTCAGTTTAAATAAGGATTAAATCATGAAAAAAATGACAGTGGCACTTTCAGCTGTGGCAGCAGCTGTAATTTTTGCAGCGGGGGCGCAGGCTGCAGAAGTATACAATAAAGATGGCAATAAACTTGATGTGTATGGGCGTGCAACTGCACTCCATTATTTCTCCAGTGATAAGGGGGATGATGGAGATAAGACATACGCACGTCTGGGCTTTAAAGGTGAAACTCAGATTAATGACCAGTTGACTGGTTTTGGTCAGTGGGAATATCAGTTCTCTGGTAATAAAGCTGAATCAGAGGGTGCTGCGGGTAATAAAACCCGTCTTGCATTTGCAGGTCTGAAGTTTGGTGAGTTTGGCACCATTGATTATGGTCGTAACTATGGTATTGCGTACGATGTTGGTTCTTATACTGACGTATTACCAGAGTTTGGCGGTGATGGCTGGACCCAGACCGATAACTTCATGACAGCCCGTACTTCCGGGGTATTAACCTATCGTAATACAGATTTCTTTGGGCTTGTCGATGGCCTGAATTTTGCGGCACAGTACCAGGGTAAAAATGATCGGGGTGATCTCCGGAAAGCTAATGGTGATGGTCACGGTTTCTCAGCCAGTTATGAATATGAAGGTTTTGGTATCGTTGCCGCATATATTAATGCGGACCGAACCAATAATCAGGAAAAAGGTCTGAATGGTACTCTGACGATTGAACAAACTGATCCTTTAACCGGTAAAGTGACTGAAAAGCAGATCGTTGTTGATTCCGGTAGTGTTGCAAAAGGTAAACACGCTGAGATGTGGGGAGTCGGACTAAAATACGATGCTGACAACCTTTACCTGGCTACAACATATTCCGAAACTCAGAATCTGACGACCTTTGGTGATAAAGGAGTTGCAGATAAAACGCAAAACTTTGAAGCGGTACTGCAGTATCAGTTTGATTTCGGTCTGCGTCCATCTCTGGCATTCCTGCAGTCTCGTGCTCAGGATGTCATTGTAGGTGGTAAAAACTATGGTGACCAGGATTTGGTTAAGTATGTTGACGTAGGTGCGAAATATTACTTCAATAAAAATATGTCCACCTATGTTGATTATAAAATCAATCTGGTTGATGAGAATAAGTTTACCAGGGATGCGGGCATTGCAACGGATGATATCGTTGCTGTTGGTATGACTTATCAGTTCTGATGATTACTGGTAAATAAATACAGGCCATCTGCCCTCACAGATGGCCTGTATCAGTGGAAGTTATATTTCCACTGGTCACTGCGATCAGCTATTAGCTGATTTAATTTTCATTTTATTACCTTCATCGTTTTTGATTTTTTAATTGAACTATTTTATCAGGGGCGCATTGCGCCCCTTTTTTTATGGGTGGATGTTTATGCAGGAGATCAACGAAGAAAGCCTGAATGAGTCGGTTAAATCAGAGCAGTCACCGCGGGTGGTACTCTGGGAAATTGACCTGACGGTGCAGGGTGGTGAGCGGTATTTTTTCTGTAATGAGCTGAATGAAAAAGGGGAGCCGGTCACCTGGCAGGGGCGGAAGTACCAGGCATACCCGATTGACGGCAGCGGCTTTGAGATGAACGGGAAAGGGAGCAGTGCCCGCCCGTCACTGACGGTGTCGAATCTGTTCGGGCTGGTTACCGGGATGGCGGAGGATTTGCAGAGCCTGGTGGGGGCCACGGTGGTTCGTCGCCGGGTGTATGCGCGTTTTCTGGATGCGGTGAATTTTGTGGCAGGCAATCCGGAGGCTGACCCGGAGCAGGAGCTGACGGACCGCTGGGTGGTGGAGCAGATGTCGCAGCTCACAGCCATGACGGCCTCGTTTGTGCTGGCGACACCGACGGAGACGGACGGTGCGTTGTTTCCCGGCCGCATCATGCTGGCGAACACCTGTATGTGGACCTACCGCTCTGATGAGTGTGGTTACACGGGCGGGGCGGTGGCGGATGAGTTCGATAAACCCACCACCGATATCCGTAAGGACAGATGCAGCAAGTGCATGCGCGGGTGTGAACTGCGCAGGAATGTCGGCAATTTTGGCGGTTTCCTTTCCATTAATAAACTTTCGCAGTAAATCCCGGTTTATGACACAGACTGAATCAGCGATTCTGGCGCATACCCGGCGGTGTGCGCCTGCGGAGTCGTGCGGCTTCGTGATAACCACGACGGAGGGCGAGCGGTACCTGCCCTGTGTGAATATCTCCGCAGCGCCGGAGGCGTATTTTCGTATTGCCCCGGAAGACTGGCTGCGGGCGGAGATGCAGGGTGAGATTGTGGCGCTGGTTCACAGTCATCCCGGTGGTCTGCCCTGGCTGAGTGAGGCAGACCGGCGACTGCAGATAAAAAGTGCCCTGCCCTGGTGGCTGGTCTGCCGGGGTGACATTCACAAATTCCGCTGCGTTCCGCACCTGACCGAACGGCGCTTTGCGCACGGGGTGACGGACTGTTACACGCTGTTCCGGGATGCATACCATCTGGCAGGCATTGATATGCCGGATTTTCACCGTGAGGATGACTGGTGGTGCAACGGTCAGAACCTTTACCTGGACAATATGGAGGCAACGGGCTTTTACCGGGTGCCCCTGTCCTCTGCACTGCCGGGCGATATCCTGCTGTGCTGCTTCGGCGCATCGGTGGCTAATCATGCCGCCATTTACTGCGGCAACGGTGAACTGCTTCACCATCTGCCTGAACAACTGAGTAAACGGGAGAGGTATTCCGAAAAATGGCAACGACGAACGCATTCTGTCTGGCGTCACCGCCACTGGCACGCATCTGCCTTCACGGGGATTTACAACGATTTGGCCGCCGCTTCAGCCTGTATGTGAACACGGCGGCGGAAGCCATCCGCGCCCTGTCGCTGCAGGTGCCGGGATTCCGCCGTCAGATGAACGAAGGCTGGTACCAGATACGCATTGCCGGTGAGGATACGGCACCGGAGGCGGTGTATGCCCGCCTTCACGAACCACTGGGTGAGGGAACGGTTATCCATATTGTGCCGCGACTGGCCGGAGCCGGAAAGGGCGGACTACAGATTGTGCTGGGGGCAGCTGCCATTGTGGGGTCTTTCTTCACGGCCGGAGCATCAATGGCGTTATGGGGTTCAGCCCTGGCAGCCGGTGGTTTTTCTGCCACCACGATGCTGTTTTCACTGGGTGCCAGCATGATACTGGGCGGTGTGGCCCAGATGCTGGCCCCGAAGGCAAAAACACCGGATTACCGCGCAACGGATAACGGCAGACAGAACACGTATTTTTCCTCACTGGACAACATGATTGCCCAGGGCAACCCGATGCCGGTGCCCTACGGTGAAATGCTGGTTGGTTCACGACGTATCTCTCAGGACATCAGCACCCGTGATGAAGGCGGAGACGGAAAGGTGGTGGTTATTGGTCGACAGGGATAAAACATAAAAAAATCCCGCAGTGATCGCGGAGCTGCGGGGACAGACAAATGAAGATTAATGTTAAGGAGTTGTTTTTGTTACTCGGGCAAAAAAACACTAACGCAGCGAAATTATAAGCGCCACAGTCAGTGTGTGAAAATGTGAAGATATTCAGAATTTTTATGCCATTACCGGTTTTAACCAACAGGATTATCGGTGGGCATGAAAGAAAACCCCGGTATCTGCTGATACCGGGGTTTCTGTTTAGCATGGCAGAAATGTGTTTCATGCTTTTCGGGCGAAGGATATCCGACTTCTGTACGGAATGGCAAGTGGCGGTTAATTTATTCAGGGGAAGGCTGTATGGGAAAAGGTGGCGGTAAGGCACACACGCCTCGTGAGGCGAAGGATAATCTCAAATCCACGCAGATGATGAGCGTGATTGATGCGATTGGTGAGGGACCCATTGAAGGTCCGGTGAAAGGCCTGCAGAGTATTCTGGTGAACAAAACCCCGCTGACGGACACGGACGGTAATCCCGTGATACACGGTGTGACCGCGGTCTGGCGCGCCGGGGAGCAGGAGCAGACACCACCGGAAGGCTTTGAGTCCTCCGGAGCTGAAACTGTACTGGGTGTGGAAGTGACGAAGGCAAAACCGGTGACACGCACCATTACGTCAGCGAACATTGACCGCCTGCGGGTGACCTTCGGGGTGCAGTCACTGGTGGAGACCACGTCAAAGGGTGACCGTAATCCGTCCTCTGTCCGTCTGCTGATTCAGTTACAGCGTAACGGTAACTGGGTGACAGAAAAGGATGTCACCATTAACGGCAAGACCACCTCGCAGTTCCTGGCGTCGGTGATTCTGGATAATCTGCCGCCCCGCCCCTTTAACATCCGGATGGTCAGGGAGACGGCGGACAGCACCACGGACCAGCTGCAGAATAAGACGCTCTGGTCGTCATACACCGAAATCATCGATGTGAAACAGTGCTACCCGAACACGGCCATTGTGGGGCTGCAGGTGGATGCGGAGCAGTTCGGCGGCCAGCAGATGACGGTGAACTACCATATCCGCGGTCGCATCATCCAGGTGCCGTCAAACTATGACCCGGAAAAACGCACGTACAGTGGTATCTGGGACGGCAGTCTGAAACCGGCATACAGCAATAACCCGGCCTGGTGCCTGTGGGACATGCTGACTCACCCGCGCTACGGGATGGGAAAACGCCTGGGGGCGGCGGATGTGGACAAGTGGGCGCTGTATGCCATCGGGCAGTACTGCGACCAGACGGTCCCGGATGGTTTCGGGGGCACAGAGCCGCGGATGACCTTTAATGCGTACCTGGCACAACAGCGTAAGGCGTGGGACGTTCTCAGTGATTTCTGCTCGGCGATGCGCTGTATGCCGGTATGGAACGGCCAGACGCTGACGTTCGTTCAGGACCGCCCGTCGGATGTGGTGTGGCCGTACACCAACAGCGATGTGGTGGTGGATGATAACGGCGTGGGGTTCCGCTACAGCTTCAGTGCCCTGAAGGACCGGCACACGGCGGTGGAGGTGAATTACACCGACCCGCAGAACGGCTGGCAGACCTCCACGGAACTGGTGGAAGACCCGGAAGCCATACTGCGCTACGGACGCAACCTGCTGAAGATGGACGCGTTCGGCTGTACCAGCCGCGGTCAGGCCCACCGTGCCGGACTGTGGGTGATAAAGACCGAACTGCTGGAAACGCAGACGGTGGATTTCACACTCGGGTCACAGGGGCTGCGGCACACACCCGGTGACATCATTGAAATCTGTGATAACGACTATGCCGGAACCCTGACCGGCGGACGTGTCCTGTCCATTGATGCTGCCACCCGCACCCTGACGCTGGACCGTGAAGTGACACTTCCGGGGACAGGTGCATCGACGGTGAACCTGATTAACGGCAGCGGTAAGCCGGTGAGTGTGGACATCACCGCACACCCCGCGCCGGACCGGATACAGGTCAGTACCCTGCCTGATGGTGTGGAGACATACGGGGTGTGGGGACTCTCCCTGCCGTCACTGCGCCGTCGCCTGTTCCGCTGTGTGGCCATCCGGGAAAACACGGACGGCACCTTTGCCATCACGGCGGTGCAGCACGTACCGGAAAAAGAAGCCATTGTGGATAACGGAGCCCGCTTTGAGCCGCAGTCAGGCACCCTGAACAGCGTTATCCCACCGGCAGTACAGCACCTGACGGTGGAGGTGAGCGCGGCTGACAGCCAGTATCTGGCGCTGGCGAAATGGGACACGCCGAGGGTGGTGAAGGGCGTGCGCTTCAGTCTGCGCCTGACCAGTGGAAGCGGTGAGAACAGCCGCCTGCTGACCACCGCCATCACTGCCGATACGGAGCACCGTTTCAGTGGCCTGCCTCCCGGGGAATACACCCTGACGGTCAGGGCGATTAACAGCTATGGCCAGCAGGGCGAACCCGCCACCACCACGTTCCGGATTAACGCACCGGCAGCGCCTGCCGGTGTTGAACTGACGCCGGGGTATTTTCAGATAACGGCGGTACCGCGTCTTGCGGTGTATGACCCGACGGTGCAGTTTGAGTTCTGGTTTTCGGAGGCAAAAATTGCAGACGCCGCACAGGTGGAAACCTCTGCCCGTTATCTGGGGACCGGCAGTCAGTGGAGTGTCTCCGGTCCGCACATTAAGCCCGGAAAGGATTTCTGGTTTTATGTGCGCAGCGTCAACCTGGTGGGTAAATCTGCTTTTGTGGAAGCCAGTGGACGGGCGAGCAATGATGCTGCGGGCTATCTGGAACTTTTCCGGGAAAAGATAGGAAAAACGCATCTGGCAGAGGCGCTGTGGGCAGAGATTGACAACAGTCAGCTGAAGGACGAGATGGCGGAAATGCAGACCACCATCACCGAAACCCGCAATGAAATCACACAGACGGTCAGTAAAACGCTGGAGGACCAGAGCGCCACCATACAGCAGATACAGCGCGTGCAGAAGGACACAAATGATGACCTTGCTGCACTTTACATGCTGAAGGTACAGAAAACAAAAAATGGCATACCCTATGTTGCCGGTATTGGAGCGGGGATTGAGGATACTGATGGCCAGCCCCTGAGCAACATACTGCTGCTGGCTGACCGTATTGCGATGATTAACCCGGAGGACGGCAACACCACGCCGTTATTTGTGGCGCAGGGGAATCAGTTGTTCATGAACGATGTGTTCCTGAAGCGGCTGTTTGCGGTGAGTATCACCTCGTCCGGCAATCCCCCGACGTTTTCCCTGACGCCGGAGGGCAGGCTGACCGCAAGAAATGCTGATATCAGCGGTAACGTGAATGCGAATTCCGGGACGCTCAACAACGTCACGATTAACGAGAACTGTCGGGTTCTGGGAAAACTGTCCGCGAACCAGATTGAAGGCGATCTCGTTAAAACAGTGGGCAAAGCTTTCCCCCGGGACTCCCGTGCACCGGAGCGGTGGCCATCAGGGACCATTACCGTCAGGGTTTATGACGATCAGCCGTTTGACCGGCAGATTGTTATTCCGGCGGTGGCATTCAGCGGCGCTAAACATGAGAAAGAGCATACTGATATTTACTCCTCATGCCGTCTGATAGTGCGGAAAAACGGTGCTGAAATTTATAACCGTACCGCGCTGGATAATACGCTGATTTACAGTGGCGTTATTGATATGCCTGCCGGTCACGGTCACATGACACTGGAGTTTTCGGTGTCAGCATGGCTGGTGAATAACTGGTATCCCACAGCAAGTATCAGCGATTTGCTGGTTGTGGTGATGAAGAAAGCCACCGCAGGCATCAGTATCAGCTGAATTTTATAACCCATATACGGGCGCCAGAAATGGCGCCTTTTTTATTGCAGAAAAGCGAGAGGTAATTATGCGTAAAGTTTGTGCAGCCATTTTGTCCGCAGCCATCTGTCTGTCCGTATCCGGTGCGCCTGCATGGGCGTCTGAGCAGCAGGCCACGCTGAGTGCGGGGTATCTTCATGCCCTGACGAACACTACCGGTAGTGATGATCTGAACGGGATTAACGTGAAATACCGTTATGAATTTACGGACACGCTGGGGCTGATTACGTCATTCAGTTATGCCAATGCTGAAGGTGAGCAAAAAACGCACTGCAACGATACCCGCTGGCATGAGGATTCTGTGCGTAACCGCTGGTTCAGCGTGATGGCGGGGCCATCTGTGCGCGTGAATGAATGGTTCAGCGCTTATGCGCTGGCCGGAGTGTCGTATGCCCGGGTGTCGTCTTTTGCCGGTGATTATGTGACCCTCACGTCAGATGAGGGTAAAAAGCAGGAGCACCTGACCCGTTCGGACAGCGGACGCCGCAGCCATACCGCACTGACATACAGTGCAGGCGTGCAGATTAACCCGACAGAAAATATCGTGGTCGACTTGGCTTATGAAGCCTCAGGACGTGGTGACTGGCGTACGGATGCGTTTATTGTCGGCACCGGATACCGGTTCTGAGAGTATATGACGATTTATCTTCTGCAAACATTGTTATAATTCGCAGGTTCATCCGCCTCATGTGATGAACTGCGTTTGAGGAAACGTAAAGTTACACTGTCCTGAAGCCCGTGGCGTCACTGCTGCGGGCTTTTTTTATGGGAGAAATCTATGACAGTCAGAATATCGGGCGTGCTGAAGGACGGCACCGGGAAGCCGGTGCCGGGATGCACCATAGAGCTGAAA